AACATATTTTACTTAGATAACGACCCAGTCAAATGTGCAGAGATGCATTGTGACAAACATATAGTCAAGATGATTATAGAGTATGCACAACTCATGTCCACAGCACATAGAATGTTAGATGGAGAACATTACATCGATGCATCTAGTGGTCGTAGAATACAAAGATGGAGATTACAAGATGGAGATATGGATGCAGTTGTTTATAAAGCAGGTCACACAGGACACCCTAGTGCAATTTGGACAAGAGAGAATGCAGTTCATTACCAATATGTTTACGACTTATTTGTTGCCTGTTGTGATGAGTACACATTACGTTATGGTAAGATACACCTTACTGATTCAAAACTAAGGGACTGTCTGAACGTCCTACCGAACAATATTAGTCTTTGTGGATGGAGAGAACCACCTCAGTGTATGCCTGATGATGTCAAGTCAGAATCAGTCATTACTGCATACCATAAATACTATCAAGAATATAAAAAGGATTTTGCAGTATGGACTGTAAGACCAATGCCAGAGTTTATGTATGCCGACTTGGGAACATCATAATGACTACATGGAATGGTAATTCTAAAAACAAAACATCACAAGAACTTCAAGACAAGAAGTATAGGGGTAAGATGTTTTCCATCAGCAAATACGCTGGATGGTATGAGGATTTTATGGAGAATTATCAATTTAAAATGACTTATTCTGAATACAAAAAGAAACGAAACAAAGGTAAGTTATAATGCCAACTTATGATTTTAAAAACAGTGAGACAGGTGAAGTCACAGAACACTTCATGTCTTATAAAGTTTTAGACCAATTCAAAAAAGATAATCCTTCACTATCACAAGTTATCGGAGCTCCACAAATCGTGGGTGGTACTGGTGACAGAGTTAAGACAGATGATGGATTCAAAGCAGTTCTATCTAAAATCGGAGAGAACTATAAAGGTTCTGATTTAGATAAAAAGGTAAACCCACAATCTGCAAAGGATATCAAGACAAGACAGATTGTTTCAAAACATATGGATATCCAATCGGGAAAGACAAAGTTCCAAAAATAAAAAACCCCTAGACAAACATTGACATACAGAGTATAATACATTATGAAAGAATTTACATGCACACTGGGTGATTTAGAATCACTACAAGATAACATGACTCGTGGTCAAGAGAACGGGAAGAGGTTTTATCAAACACCCGATGGACAAAAATACCCAAGTGTTACAACCGTAACAGGACTACTCACAAGAGACCACATTAAGTTGTGGAGAGAACGAGTAGGTGAAGAAGAAGCAAACAAAATTTCAAGTGTCGCTGCAAGACGTGGTACTAAGATGCATTCTTTGTTTGAACAATACCTTCGTGCAGAAGAAGAGTTAGTCTTTGAAAATATCTTAGACGAGTCTATGTTCAAAGCAGTACAACCAGTTTTAGATGATATCATTCCAGTTGCTTTAGAAGCAGGAATGTATAGTGACTCCTTACAAATGGCAGGTCAAGTAGACTGTATTGGTTTTTGGGATAACGAACTTTGTATTATAGACTTTAAGACAAGTGCAAAGTATAAAGAAGAATATATGGCCGACCCTTGGTTTCATCAGATGACTGCATATGCAATCATGGTTGAGGAACTTACAGGTGAGGAAATAGATTCAATAGTAGCAGTTGTTGCTGTTGATGGAGGAGGGGTTCAAGTCTTTGAGGCAGACCCTAGAGATTATGTTGAGAAACTATACGAGTTAAGAAATCGTTATGGTACATTATACGGAGTATAAGAATGGGAATTAGATTTATAGAAAACGAATGGCATCAAACTAAAATTGCTAATCAAAAGGAAGTTGAAGCAGAAATGTTAACAGAGATTGGAGTCACAGAAGAAGAGTTCATGTGTTTCCTTGAAGATGAGTTTGAAGAACTTTCAGACGATAAACAAGATGCAATCAATAATCTTATAATGGATTTAGACACACTTGACTCATACGAAGATATGTGGACTATGAGAAAAGGTGGTTTCGATACTACTTACGAACTAGGTGAACTAGAAGGATAGTCATGATAAGTAAAAAAGAATTTACAGATAAAGTAGAGAAGTTGGTGTTAATGGGAAGTGATGTACTAAGTGCAATCATTAAAATTTGTGAGGACAACAACCTCGAACCCGAAGCATCAAAGAGATTAATCTCAACTCCTCTCAAAGAGAAGTTAGCTGATGAAGCAAAGGGACTGAACCTTATCAATCGTGGTGAGAATTCAGTCGGAACAATAACCAAGTTTTTCACACAATAGGAGAAAATTATGAAAAAAGGTGATATCGTCACAGTAGTGACAATTAGTGGTGAGTATGTAGGTGTACTCGAATCAACAACAGATGCTGGAGTTGCAATAGAAGACCCAAGGATGATTCTATCCAACCCGAATGATGGGTCGATGGGATTTGCAAAAGGACTAGCTGCAACAGGACAAGAGAATCCACCCCATGCAATATTTCAACAAGTAGTATTCGTTGTACCAACAGCAGAACATGTTGCAGATGCACATATGATTGCAACTGGTAAAAAGGAAGCTTCTAAGATTGAAGTACCTGCACAGAAAAAAATTATTGCACCCAAATAAGGAATCGTAGGTAATGGAAGTAATGACACATACGAAGAAGGCACTTCTATTAAGAAGTAACGGTACACCCGTTCATGAATATAATACTGTGCCACAATTGATTCAGCTGATTGCACTCTGGCACCAAGATAGAAACCTCATTGAGGGTTCAACAGACAAAGACCAATACATGAAACTCATACAGGAATGTGGTGAGTTGTCAGATAACATTTGTAAGGGGAAAGACATTGCAGACGACATTGGTGACATCATGGTAGTGTTAATTAACATTGCAGTTCGTAATGGTCTATCCATAGAACATTGTTTAGAGGTTGCATACCACGACATCAAAGACCGTAAAGGTACGATGGTAGATGGGGTCTTTATCAAAGAAGACTTACGATGACCAGTAGAGAAGGATATGATGCATACACGTTGTACCTTGGAATAAAGTTACACTTCTATTCTAAAGGTTATGATTTTATTAAGTACAATGGTAAAGTAAAGTCAGATATCAATTCCTTCTTAAAACGTAAAGACAAGTATCACTTTGGTAAATTGTTTAGAACGTATAAACAAGAACTGCAAGATTTCTATATTGCAAATCTATCCTTTAAAGACTATTGGGCAGGTGACCTCTTAGATGCTGAATGTGATAAGAGATATAGAGAATGGAAAGGTAGACAACAGAAAATGTCTTACATGTTTAAGACTGATGTGTCTGATTTACTTTTAAAGAAAACAATCAACCAAGTACTAGAGGTAAAAAATGGACAACATCCTCTTCTACTTAAATCGTATTTAGCTAAGAAGACCTCTTTAGAAACTATGTGCATATTGGATGACATCATAGGGTTTACTAAAGATTGGGAGAGATTAATATCAGAACAAATCGTGTACCCCGAAGTTCAGTTGAAATTGAACAAGTACAAAGCTTTCGTCTCAGTAGATGTGAACAAGTACAAGAACCTGTTAATGGACATATGCAAGAAGTAACAATATTAGGTAACGGCCCAAGTAGAGTAGATTTTGACTTCTCTAGTGTCACACATGAAGTGTGGGGTTGTAATGCAATCCATAGAGACACTAACGAGTGTGACATAGTGTTTGCAGTAGATATGCCTGTACAGAAAGAGTTAGTTACCTCAGATTACTATAGAGGTAATCTAGTTGCATTTGCAGATATCGACCCACTACCGATTGAACTGTTTGGAAGTCTTGCCTCTACTATGGAAGGTGTATGTGAAGTCAATATTAAAGATGATGACACACACTTCATCATACAAGGTGATGGAGAGTCCACAGATTTTTTGGGTCTAATACGTCCCGATTTAATTGTCACTTATAATGACCCGATGTTGAGAAACCTGTTTACAGGAATGTCTGCATTAGGGTTTGCAATGGACAATGGTTATGAACGAGTCAATCTGATTGGTTTTGATGCATTGGAAGGTGACAACTTTGAAAACATTTATGAAGGTAGTGTAAACTATATGCATAAATACAATACCGAGTCTGAAGTGCTTAATGCACAACGGAGTCAGTTCATTGCACTCTTAAGGGAGTACAATGATTGTTCAGTATACTTAGGAAACCCTCTTGACAAAGGAAGGTCTATAAAGTATAATGAACTATCTTATTATGAAGTAAGTGAAGAATGGATTTTAGGTCAAGGCCTTAAGTCTTTAATATAATTGTTAATAAAATTGTAATAAAATTGTAATACAATAGGAGAATACAATGAGTAGTAGTTTAGATAAACTAAGAGCAGCAATGGAAACTGCTTCCCCATCCGATGGTGGAAAACAAAAATCCTTCAGTGACGACACAATGTGGAAACCCGAACTAGATAAAACTGGTAATGGTTATGCAGTGGTTCGTTTCTTACCTACCCCCGAGGGAGAAGAGATGCCATGGGTATCATACTTTGACCACGGATTCCAAGGCCCAGGCGGATGGTATATTGAGAAGTCTTTAACGACTCTTAGTAAACAAGACCCTGTATCTGAATATAATACCGAGTTGTGGAATACTGGGATTGAAGCAAACAAAGATATTGCTAGGAAACAAAAACGCAGACTGCACTATGTTTCTAATGTCTATGTTGTATCAGACCCTAAAAATCCTGCTAACGAAGGTAAAGTGTTTAAGTATAGATTTGGTAAAAAAATCTTTGAAGCTCTTAAGGAAGCAATCTCACCTGCATTTGAAGATGAGAAAGCAATTAATCCTTTTGACTTGAGAGGAGAAGGTGCTAATTTCAAAATCAAAATCCGTAAGGTTGATGGTTACTGGAATTATGATAAATCAGAATTTTCTGATACTGCACCATTATTTGATGACGAAAATAAGTTGAGTGGTATATATACACAACTACATTCATTATCGGGTATTATTGCACCAAGTGAATTCAAGACTTATGAAGAACTCAAAGAGAAACTTCAAAGAGTACTTGGAAGTGCTGGTACTACTTCAACTGCAGAAAGTATTGCAGAAGACTTGGACGAAGTTCCATGGTCTAATGTAAACACTGATACAGTTGCAGCGGAACCTGTAATCTCATCAGCTGAGTCAACTCCACAAGTGGAAGAAGATGATGCGATGGATTACTTTAAGAACCTAGCTAACGAAAGTTAATTAGAGTTCTTAGTTGGGATGGTCTCATTATATTAATGATATACTGTGAAAGTGAGACCATACACTAAGACCGTGGATTTACTCTTCTTAGAAGAGTGGGGGTACTTAGTAAGGGAAAGGTTAACAGCAAACATTGCGGGTTAATCGGTTAGGAGCGGGAATGCTGTAAAGCGTGGGGCGACTTAACACTTTTATTAATAGGAAATACATGAAATACGATAACAAGAATAGACCAAAAAGAGACTTCAAAAATACTGAAGTTCCCTTCGATATTATGCTCAGACAATTTAAAAAATATTGTGAGAGGAAAGGTATTGTAGAAGAGGTAAGAGAAAGAAGGTATTTCTTGAAACCATCATTCATTAAGAATGAGAAGAACCAAAAACAAAAACGTAGAAACGAGTTAAATAGAATTCGTGCATCTAAGTCTGTTAGAAGACCAACAGGATTGCAACGATAGAATAGGAATTAGACATGAAAAAGACAAGTACCCCTCAAAGACCGAAGTCTCGGTTTGGTAAAGTCTTATTTGCTAAGGACTCACCATTCAAACATCAAGTCGTAAAAGACCGAACCAAGTACACTAGGAAAGATAAGTTCAAAGAACCTCTATCGATGGAACTGTGAGTCACCACTATTGAATAGAGCTCTATCGTTAACACTTGATTGACCAGTATTATTAGCCAATATGGTTGTGTTTGTTGCAGTAGCAAGGTTTGTGATATTTGATGCACCCTGTACACCCATAGCTTTTATTAAATCTGCAATTGCATTAGTATCACCAGCAGGAAGATTTCTTTCATTAACCATGGACACAACATCTTCCATAGTCAATCCAGTCTCGGGTGTAGGGTCTGTAAAACCTTCTGCAAGAGTTGTATTACTTAATTGCTTTGCGTCAATATTAGCTCTTTCTGCTTTTGCACTATCTCTATCAATCTGCATGTCTGCTAATACTTGGGATTCTTTACCAGTAACATAACTCATTATACCTTTGTCAACTCCAGTTATGTCTTTGAGTTTTTCATCAGAGTCACCCATGAGGTAATCAGTGGCACCACTGGCAACAACAGCTCCTGTGGCAGCGGAAGCAAGCATGACTCCAGCTGTAACCCAACCTACTGGGTTAGATGCTAAAAAGAACCCTGCTGCAACGGTGGCGGCTATTCCACCAACCAGTCCTGCAGTTGGGACTGCTACGTCTTCTCTCTTTTTGTCGATTATATATTGAGTAAATTCTGTAGATTGTTCAGGTGTTATCTCTCCGTTGGCTAACTTGAATGCCAACACGGCTTCCATATCCTTAGTCTCATCTAGGTTGGCAAATATCTCCAAAGGAGTGAGTGCGGCTGACACTACATAACTACTTTTCTTAACAACATTACCAGCAACTGATATAGCTTTACCACCAAGACCAGCTGCTTTGGTGGTTGTTTTAAATCTTTTATCTGCCGTACCATCAGATTTAAGTGGTCGGGTATCTGTACCACCGTCTTGCATACCAAGTTGTTGAGTTAAAAGTCCAGTACCCATACCCACGTTGGCACCTGCGTCTGCAACTGCTAAGATGGCATTACTCTTTTCGTCTCCAATTCGTGTTTGTTGGTCTGATTCTAATACTGCAAATTGTTTATCATACTCCTCTTGAGTAATTTGTCCAGTCTTTAGTTGTTCACCTAACTCTTTGGT